TATAATTCATTGATACTCTTTATTTAAAAACAATATACAAGCCGATATGATACAAAAAAAAAGAGCCACCATAAGGCAGCTCCGTTTTCAGTATTCATTTGTTAGGAATTATGCTCCTAAAGTAACTGCAAAGTCTGTTGCTATTACTCCTGTGTATTGCTTAGCGAAACCTTTCTCCATTGCTGCGAAAGTAAGCTCATATCCTGATTTGTCCCCTAAACTTGCCCCTGTGCTAGTTGTTGCGTTCATTTCAGAGCCGAACTCTTCACCCATTAGCCATACAGTACCGTTGTTGTCCTCTATAAGGATTTGTGGGCGTCCGTAAGCTAATAGTTTTACTTCTTTATGAGTAGTTGCATCCTGCTTCTTTAAAGAAATAGTTAGCGTCTGCTCTGCGAAAGTAGTTCCATTGTCTCTACTAGATGTTAATGATTGGTCGAAGGTAGATGTACCTCTTAGGTCGTATTTGAAAGCGTCAGGTGTAGTGGCAGCGATTCCTGTTACTGTTTCATCAGCTACAGTTAAGTCACCCATTGCACCGAAGTTCACGAAATAAATAGCGTTCAAGCCACCTACTGCGTCCTTACATCCTTCTAAACGTCCTGCTGTTATATTACAAGCCATTGTGTATATGTGTTAAATTATTGATATTGAGTTAATTAAGAGCCCCTAATTAAAGAGGCCCTTTAGATAATTAGTCTATTATTAAGACTGAGTGGTAAGTACTAATTCAGAACCGATAGCGTACTGAACTGCTGCAGAATAACGCATTACAACTCTTACATTTTGTGACCCATCGATGTCAGCTAAATCAATCAATTTCACTAAATTTTGGTCATTTTGCAAACCGCAACCGAAGAAAAGATTGTCTTTCATTCCTGCTACCATAGACCCACTTGCAAGTCCGTTAGCTACAAATAATTTAACTCCTTCGAAGTCCATTGCAGTCTGTCCTACGTGGTAAAGGTCTTTGTAACCTAAAGCTGCTTGAGCTCTTACGTAAGAACGTGCATCTGCTTGAGAGATATAAATTGAAAGTCCTTCGTTACCATAGATGGTTTCAGGGATGGCGTCCACCACGTCTCCTAGGCGTTCGATGATATTAGCTGCTGTAGTTGCACCTGCGAAAGCTACATCGTTAACGTCAGCATCAGCCGTCATTAAGTTAACTAGTCCGTCAAATTTACCTGCTCCTGTTCCGTTCCAAATGTTGTTTTCTACGTTAGCTGCTACTTTTCCTGCAACGTGACCGATTAGGTAAGCTGCGAAGCTTTTAGGTAGTTCGTCAAAAGAAGAAAAACCTTGCTCAATTGAAAGCCAATCCGATTCGAAGTCGGCCTTACAAAGTTCAAGATTTACTTGGAAGTCTTTTACTTGTAAGTAACGCTCAGTAAGAGTTACAGAAGATGTTGCTGCGAAATCACAAGAAGCATCGGCTACGATGTCTCCTACAGATAATTTCTGCATTACTTGTTTGTACTTAATGTTTGGCTTTACAGTGATACCGCCTTTATCTAAGGTTGGTGCTGAAAGCAAAGCTGCTGCGATAAAACCTGAGGCCTTGTCTCCTGCGAAGCTAGTTGTAATTGATGTTGTTGTTGCCATTTTTAAAAAATTTAATTTTAGTTATTATTAATATATTTGAATACTCTTTCTTGAATTGAAGCTCCTTTTTTACCTACTCCGTTAGCTGTCTTTTTGACTTCCTTTTCAGGACTATGAGTTAGGCCCTTAGGCTCTTCTGTTGGTACTTCTACTTCTGCAGGCTCTTCTTGTTTCATAGCGTTTGCTAAGATTCCTTTCAAGTCCTCTAGTTGCTTCTCTAAAGCTTCTACCCTTTCGTTTTTAGGCTCTTCTTTAGGCTCTTCTTGTACCTCTTCTTTTGGCTCTGCCTCGGTCTCTTCTTGAGGCTCTGCCTTTGGCTCTTCTTTTACTTCTTGTTTAACCTCTTCTACGACCTCAACTGTTGGCTCTTCTATTAGTTCTTTTGTTGGCTCTACAGACTCAGGTTGTGGTGTCGGCTCTGCTGCGATATTTAAAGCGTCAGCAATCTTCTTTAGTGTGTCTTTTGCGTTTAGCATAAGGGTTTGGTTTTAAGGTTTATACTTTATTTAAAAACAATATAAACACCCTTTTGTTTTGCGTGTGACCCTAGTTGTTATAGTAATATATGTTTAGGATTGCTAGGCCCTACTTCGTAAGTTTTCCATCCGTAAGGCGAAGCGTCTAAGTCTCTCCATACTACATCCAAAGCATAGCCCTCAGACAACACAGGAGCTGATATCTCAACCCCTTCGCTATCGTAAGTGCCTTCTGTCATTACAAACTTATTAAGTCTTATAAAGGCCGCGTTTACATCTTCTCCTAAAGCCTCTATCTTTGTATCGGCTTGTTCTTTGTCGTTAAATTCGTATCTTAAGTATGTCATATTATATTGTTGTTAAGCAAGTTAATTCCTCGTCTGTAAGAGATGTGTTATATACTGCAACTTGCTTCCAAGCTGCCTGAGTTGTGGCTGCTCCACCATTATACACACCAAAATTTAATTGATTAAGGCTTAAGCTAAAAGAAAATGCACTTGTTGAGTTAGCTACCTTGACACCATTAATGTACACCCTGACGTCTCCGCTCTTATATGATAAAGCTACCTTATTATTTTCAGCCAAAGGAGTTGCGGTATTAGAAAAAACAACAACATTGTTTGCCCTAAGGTAAGCTCTTACATTTGTGCTGTCTCGCCCTACAAACAACCAATTATTAGCAGTTCCGTCTGATATATTAATCCAATTAGAATTATTATCACTTGCGTTAGTTGAAAACTCCCCAAACAACACCCCTTCAGAATCATTGAAAGTACTTACATCTCCTGCTCCTGTTATAGAATCGGCTAACCTAGTTGCAATAGCACCTGAAGTAGGAATATAGCTAGTAGCATAAGATTTATCTTCTACTTGAGCGCCCCATAACAAAAATTCTGCACCATCTAACTCAGAAGATGTATTGTCTGTTGCGTGTGGGTGAATAAAAAAGTTATTAGAAGCTGTAAAACTTGAGCTTGTTATAGATACTCTATACCAATCATTGCCAACGCTTTCTATTTCTGCATCTGCAAAAGTGTTAGTTGCTACGGCATTTGTACTCATATTAAACCAACAAGAGCCATCATTAGTTCTCAATCTTATAAAAGGAGAATTAATAGCTTTAACATAAAGAGAGCACGTATAATTGCTTGAAACGTTTACACTTATTCTAAAATCTTGACCTGTTGTACTTCCAAGATATTTATGAGCGTTATTACTTCCATCAGGTGATACACCCTGATTTGGTGTTATTGTAGTATTTGATTTCGCCCAAGCAGCATCACCAAAATCCTCGCTATAAGTTACTAAGTTAGTTGACTGAGGCTCTGTTAAAACAGATGCTGTGCCACTATTTGGTACTACTTCTTGGCCTAGTACTTCTTTTACAGATATGCTGTTAATTACTGAGCCACTACCATTGTTAAAGCCTACAAAGCTATTAGAGCCACCACTTTTCATATAGATAGTATTCACTCCTTCGCTTAATGATTGCTGAGCTCCTCCTAAGTAAATAGTCAGCGAAGCTCCCAAGGTTACGACATCTACAACAACCTTGTAGTCATTTACGCTAACAGGGAATGTGCTGATATACTCTGTAAGTGTACCCGTGGTGGTTTTAGTTAACTGACCATCTGCAATAGTGAAATCGCCATCCCAAGAGCTACCACTTGCAAAATCTCCATTTACAATCTCTTCGTCTCCTAAAGCATCTTGATATGTAAAGTCTTCATAGTCTATCCTAGGTATATTAGTTGCGTCTACAACTTCTAGTATAGATATATTAGTAATCGTGGCATTCATTACAGTATCAGCTCTTTCGATGTATAAGGTGCTAGTTGTTGCTGTGCCAAGAATAGTATGAGTTCCTACTGTAGTCGGTATAGTTGCTAACTCAAAAGAACTAATCAATTTTAAAACACTGCTTCCACTTGAGGAATTTATTGTGTATGTTATTTCGTAGTTTTTACCACTTACTAAGGCGTTATTTTGTTGAATATAAGAATTACCATCTACGGACGCTATCGTTATTGAATTCAAACCAATAGTTGGTGTATTGTTGCCACTGCCTCCCAATATCCAATTTTGACCTATCTCTTTTACAGAGATGTTATCTATTGAGCCTACAAAGTTTAAATCTGCTTGCAGTCTGAATTGTGAGCTTCCGTTAACAACTCTATAAGCTGTGAACGCACCATTGGAAGATACTACATATCCTGCGTCAGAATATCCTGCCTTTATATATAAATTACCACCTGAGTAGTTTGATATAGTTCCTTCAATTTTAACAACACTACCATCTTGAGGCAATATATTGTTTTGCTGAAGAATACTCCACGTAGTTTGAGTGCCATCACAACTTGCAATACCATCAGCAACACTCCATCCTGTGCCTAATATCCAATCTTCAGCCACCTCTTTTACAGATATGCTGTTAATTACTGAGCCTATACCATTGTTAAAACCTATAAAGCTATTAGAGCCACCACTGACTACATAGATAGTGTTAACTCCTTGACTTAATGGTTGCTGATAGCCTCCTAAGTAAAAGGTAAGAGAAGCGCCCAAGGTTTCAACGTCTACAATAACCTTGTAGCTATTTACACTTACAGGTAGCGTTGTCTGATAAGCCAAACCATTATCAGGCTTAGTTAATTGACCATCTGCAATAGAAGACCCTCCGCCCCAACTTGCACTACTTGAAAAATCTCCGTCTAAAACTACCTCTGAGCCCTCCTGTGAAAAACCTCCGTCTAAAACAGACTCTGAGCCCTCCTGTGAGAAGTCTCCGTCTGTAACGACATTTCCTGAAAGGTAGCTTATATTCTCTACTAACCCGTCCTTATTAACTCTTGTAGCTGCTGAGCCTCTTACTACGTCAAAGTCAGCTACTGCGTCTCCTTTTATACTATGTAGTTTCCCGTTGCTTTGAGCTGTCGGGGTTGTTATGATTGTTGCTTTATCTAGTAAACTCATTTTAACAGTTTTGTAAGTTAATTAATATTTGTCTTGTACCCTCTTCGTTTTCGAAAGTTGTAGCTCTAGCTTCTAGGGCTGATAGTAATAATGGTATTGCGTCTACTATGCCTGCTATATTTATTATATTAGAGATAGTGTTATTAGGAAACATTTCGTCAGACTCGTTAACCCCTGTAATAGGTCTTTCAACGATACCTGTGTTGTTTACTACGCTTGTAGACTCAGCGTCTAGCCATAGGTCAGATTCGTTAACTCCTGTAACGCCTCTTTCGACTATACCTGTGTTGGTTGCTGTTGACTCTCTACTAACTAAAACTTCTTTTACAGATATGTTGTCTACTGTTGCATCTACACCAATACCAAAAGTCCCCTCTATTCTCGCTAAGTTCCCTGTCGCAACTATATTCCAAGTATGAACTCCTAATGTTGTAGGAATTACTTGTGGCACTCCTCCCATTCTAACTGTAATTATACCACTTGTATAAGATACCAATTCAATACTGACCTTATAAGTTTTACCTACTGTAAAAGTATTTATTTGTGTAGCTTTTTGATTTGAATCAGTTGCAAAAACTAAATTATCACTTCCATAAGAAACACCTGCATTTAAGCTCCAATCCGTTGCACTGCCCGTAAAAGTTCCGTTGTTTATCTTTTCATCACCTAAAGGCCTAACGAAATTCGCATCGTGTACTCCTGTAATGCTACGCTCTACTGCCCCTGTGTTGGTTGCTGTTGACTCTCTAGTTACTAGAACTTCTTTGACTGATATGTTATCTATTGAGCCACTAAACCCGCTCTGCGCCTCAAGGTATAAAAGAGAATTAGAACTTGGGTTAACAGGCGTTATATCTTCAGTAAAAGTTCCATTAGAACTTCTTGTTGTACCTGCGATATAAGCACCCAAAAGAGTTCTGACACTTCCTGATGAATAGTTAGAAATAGTGTAAGTTACCTTATAAGTCTTTTCTAAAGTATAGGAAATTGATTGAGTAAAATCGGATGTTGCCGAAGATGCGTTTGCTTTTCCACCACTTATTGTCCAACCACTTCCTTTAATCCAATCCGCAGAGTCGTTAGAAAAGTCTCCATTTACAATCTCTTCGTCTCCTAAGGGCCTAACAAAATTTGCATCGTGTACACCTGTTATGACTCTCTCTACTATTCCTGTGTTTGTTACTGCCATTTTTTAGTCTTCTTTTAGCCAATCGGATTCGTTAATAAATTCTAACGCTCTCTCGGTGTTTATTTCTGTTATTTCTAATGTTGAGTTGTTTATTAAAAATATAGATTCATTTGTAAATACAAGCTCATTACCATTGTTAGTATTAGTGTATATAGATATGATATTACCGCCAAACATTTCGCTAGTAGATAGTCTATTAGATGTGTTGCTTGTAGCGTTGTTATCTACGTCACTGACTTGGTTACCTCCGTATAAGCTACCAAAACCTTGGGCCTTTGCTTGTGGCCCTCCGAATTCATTACCTACCTTTGGATATTTTGCTCTTATGTACATACTCTTTATTTAAAAACATTATTTTAACTCTATTAAAACCCCCCTAATTAAAGAGGGGCTTATAGTTGTTATGGTGTATCTGTCACTAAGTCACTAGCTGCAAAGTTGTACCCTGTCAAGTTGGCACTATCTGAAACATCTGCGATAGTTGTTACACTAGATTCAATCTCATAGTAATGGTCAGGAGCTGAAGTCAAATCACTTAAGTCGTGAAGAGTACCTCCGTTATATATATCAGTTACGTTGGTGCTTTCATCACTACTCCATATTGCCATAGAGTTCATAAGTCCGTCAAAGTAGTTGTTATGTACATTGTTATCTCTACCAAATCTGAAGATATTGTCAGAAGTATTTTCTCCTGAGATACTACCTGTATAACCATTGTTTGCATTAAGTCCAATAGTTGAAGCTTGAGCTCCATTTACATAGACCTTAAATCTGCTATAATAATCAGCTAAATTAGTACCTGCGTCACCCGTTGTACCTCCGTCAAAGGTTACCATTACGTGACTCCACGTATTAGCAGTAAACGCGTTACCAAATACCCCAATATTAGCACTTGAATAAGTACCGTAAGTGATAGTTATGTTATTAGCATTTACCTTCTTTACAACCACAGCGCCTTCAGTAGCTGCTGAGCCCGAGCCATACACAAACAGTGTCTGCGTTGCTGTATTGTTATTAGGCTTAACCCACATAGATATACTCCAAGCGTTCCCGTCT